TTTTGCTTACGAGCAATATCTTTATCAGATTCGATACCAGAGTTCCAGAGTGCAGAGTTATGCTCAGACACAGGGTCTTTCTGATTGAGAGTAGTTAGGGAGTTTTCAATAAACCACTTTCCAGTAGGCCCTTGAAATGAGTGAGACCACAACTGAACCCAAGGGATATCTTCACCTTTTGGTGAAGGAAGAAAACGAATTACTGCGTAACCATTTCCTGCTTTATCTACTGAAGGTCGCCAAAAGCGAGTGTCTTCATAAGACTTTTTCTCGGTCGTTCCGCCAGAAACTTTTGTTACTTCTTCAGTAAGTTTCTTGAGGTCTTTGTTGCGTTGACGCTTTAGTTCTGCAAAATTTGTAGCCATATGTATTTCCTTGTATATTTTCGTATATTAATCGTATGTTTGTATTATCCACTTTATTCATCATATAATAGTATATAGTCAACTGACCATATTCTTTAGTGTAGAAATGCATTTATTTTTATCAAAACTGATAAAAGGTTTGTACTTCTTACACAATCTGCTGACCTCGCCATATAGCGGGTCATATAGTATATTATCATAATCATCTATAAATGTCAAGATGTCATCTAAAATAATTAGTGATTCTATACTAATATCTTTCTGTAGGTACTTGCGAATAATCTCAGGATGCCCTCCAGATTCTACTTCGAACAACTTATTCATTTCTAAAGGTGATTTCCCGTCTAAAAACGAAACTTCATTTTCAAAGATGTAAGTCATCGACTCTCTTCGTTTCAGCCATTCTTTGTATGTTCGCTCACCTCTGTCTGTTAGTAGTTCGCCTACCCATATCTTTGGGTCTACTATAAAGTTAGCAACTAAAAAGTTTTCAAGATATGACCCTTTAGACTTCCCTAAACGAACGAAATGATACTTGTCTTTTCGTTTTAAGAATGAATTTTCAGATACTCTAATCTTTTTATTGTATTTGAAATAATCATACTCATCGATAGTAAAGTGATTCTTGATAGCTAGGTACACCGAGTAAGCATTCATTCCGTCCATATCTAATCCTTTAGAGGAAGTTTTGCTTTATCGCTTACCACAGTTCTATCTTTGATAGCATCTTTCTCAAGACGAGTTTTCATTTTAGCAGTCACTAAAGATGCGGCTGTTTCTACTTCGACGTTATTCTTCTCACAGTATAACAAGATAGCATCTAGCATAGTGATAGGTGCTCTTTCTCTCATAATATTAGTGATGTTATTCTCAAAGTCTTTCTGACTCAGAATTCTTAACGCCGCTTTAGATTTTGGCTTTTCTTCTTCCATAACTACCGGTTGGTGTTTATACAGTTTCAGCATCTTGAACTCCATCAAAAATCTCTACTTCAACTTCTAACGGTTTGTTCCTCTTTTTTGCTCTGCTAATAGCAGCTAGCCTGCGTCGTTCTTTGTCGGCAAGCCTTCTAAACTTGCGGTTGAGACCTGTTGGATGTGGTTTGCCAAACATCTTCTGAGGCTCAGCGACTGGATTCTCTGCTCGCAACTCCAAAATTTTTGTTGCAATTGCTCTTGACTCATGGGGTAGTTCCTGATATAATCGCTTACCCTTCTTGGAAGAGTTTCCCGACTTTCTCAGTAGTTTTGCTTTCTTGCCGTTCATACGAATCTCCATTTAATGAAGACGTTAGTATACCACTATAGTCAGAACTTGTCAAGTAATCCAGACACTTTCCGCACTTTAAATCATTCTCATATAAGCGTTTTAGCAAGTCACTCGTATTATCATAATCAGATTCACGAATGTTCCTGCAAACGCACAGAATCATTGTTCTTGTGCGAATGCTTCTAAGTGTTTAATGTATTCCGTAATGCTGTGGTCGCTGAAACTATCAATCTTACCTTGCTTCAATCCGTTCCAGATTCCACGCCACTTGTCTTTTGTCAACTGCCATCCAGTGAGATTGCGAACACGCCCGTATGCGTTGATGTAGCAGGATGTGCCGTGATGCTTGTATCCCATGATCGCTGGGGGAACTGTAGTCACGATATCGTTGTTGTTTCTCCAGCGATAGTGCCGAACAGGAAGACTCTTGCAGTATTTGTCCCAACCTACACGAGGAGACCCATATGTATACAACTCTTCAACTTCAGGCATATCGGCGTCGAGTACACAGCGAGCGGCGATAATAGTTGCCATTGCTGCACCTAGGCTGTGCCCTGTTACCCATACTTTACGCTTACCTACTGCTTTAGGAGTCAAGTCTTCACGAATCATTGGCCATAAGTCATCGACTTCTGTTTTGAACCCTTTATGTACACGGCTAACTGTTTCAGAGAGAACTGGAAGTGCTTGAAGGTCTGCTTTGATATCACCAAACTCTGTGGGCTGTGTACCACGACAGGCGATGACTAAGTTTTCTTTGTTTTGAAAACGATATGCTTGAGCGCCGTCTCTGTCATAGAATTCTACTTGTGTAAATCCTAAATCTTTGACTGCTTTCTTTGCTTCCTTTTCATCCAAATATGCGATGCTGCTTAGTTTAGCAAACAACAAACTTTTATCTTGAAAACTCATTTTGCTAATCATTTCTTTTTCTCCAATTTTTTAATTCGTGCGTCAAGTTCAGGCCACACATCAAACTCGTGAAGTTCCTTACACGGATGACTATTCTTTTCGAGTTCATCTAATCGTGCTTCAATCGAATCAATCTTACTAGTGATTCTTGGATACTTCTTTCTCCACGCTTCGGGATCATTCTGTAGCCAAGTCCAACCCCAACGAATGGCTAAGTGTTCGAGGAATGCGTCAAACTTTGCGACTCCCCACGTAGCCATCTTTGTGTCTTTGAACCAAAAAAGAAATGCAGCGCCTGCTAATGAACCTAGAATCGCTGTGTAAATCCATAGCGTATCGCTGAACAATTTGTCTATGAGTTCCATCTCAACTCTCCGTTAAAAATGATATTTGATCTTTGTGTATAACAAATTCTTTACCATCACGCTTTAACGGAAGAAACTTCCTCTCGTCGTTCATAACATCAGACACACGGTCTCCAGTAGGTAGAAAGATTTCACAATCTAACCAACGAGACCCGTCGGCAAGCGTCACTGTCACTTTTGATAATGTATGTGTTTCCATCTTTTATTTATATCACCAAGTATATCTAATTTCCGTCTCTAATTTAGTTTTGGATTGCAAGCCCCGTTCTCTCTTACCTTCGAGTTTCCCTTTGACGGTGAGGGTGTCAGATAAACGAGTCTTATATCCTGCTTCCCAAGATGACCCACCCGTCATATGCCCTGCTTCGAAGTACACGTTACCAAGAACATTCTTCTTTTCATATCCGAAACGGGTGTGGTTTGTTTGGTCTTTGATTGAGAAGTCTTTGTACTCAACTTCTGATTTGATTTCTATGTATGGACCAGCAACCGCAGATAATGGAAATAATAATAGAAGTAAGTATCGCATAATTGTCTCCCGACATTTAAGTTAAAAATGGGGGTGCCGAAGCACCCCCGTGTGGTTATATGATTAACAAATAACCTAATGCGAATCCAAGATTCAGACCAATCGAGCAATAAAGTGCCATTTCCTTTTTATAGTCAATGGGTACAAACTCAATAATTCTGTATTTAGTTTTTACTCTTTCCTTCTCTTCTGCCATCCTCTTAGGTTCGTTCTCCTTGTAAAGATGAATGACATTATCCATGTCACTCTTCCTTATCTAACACGATGTAAGCGATGTTTGATTTGTTCAAGTGAACCTCAACCCCGCTTGGTTGAATGAAAGGTATGAATTGACGTTCATCATTCATAATCCAAGGGATAACATCCTTTGGCTTAAGAGTGGTTGTCTCTTCTCCTACCAATCTACCATGCACCGTGTTACCATTAACAAACGTTACTTTAACACGCATGAGCCTGTACTCCCTATCCTAGTCGGCGAGAGGATTATTCAACACATTCTGGATTTTGCTATTAAGACGATCTTCGACCGACTTGATTTTAATATCCGTATCTGTTTGTAAACTCTCTCTCTTATTATCGAACCGCTCATTGGCTTTATCGATCATAGTCTTGACTTTATCTTCCATTTCCCGATTCTGGTCTTCGATTCGATCCACATTCTTCTCCATCCGATTGAAATCATCTCTCAGATCGTTCTTAATGCTTCTTGAGTAATCAATCGCTTCATCTAGTTTTGTTTCGATAACATTGTTTCGTGCTTCTATCTCTCCTACATCGATATTCTGGATTATCTCCTTCATATCCATATAGTCGCGATAGAACTCGAAACCACCCCAAAGTCCACCACCCAAAGTGGATAGTGCTGTGAGAAGAATCATCATCTTCCCACCTTTGAAGGTCATCCCCGCAAATTCTACTTCAGCCATTTCTACTCCTCGTCATCGGCAAACTGCAAATTACGCAGTTGCGCGACCTCTGCCTGTAGTCTTTGTATCTCTAGTCTTCTTCTTTCAAGTTCGAGTTTATAGAGAGTGTTACAGTTCAGACGTTCCTTGGGTTTATCAAGCGGAATGGTTAATTTCGCATAAACCCCAACATCTTTGACCAACCCATCAGGATTATATCCCGGTGGATTCTCATAAGCACCTCCGTAGAGACTGCTATAAGGTCCGTT